CTTATGTTCTAGAAGTAATGCCTCTTTTGATACATGCTGATCAAATCGACTGAAATCCATTCGTATCCCCCGTGGCCGCTTAAAGCGTGCCCAGGCCATATGAATTGCCTCCCCCTGCTGGGTGGCATTTAGTCCCTTCATTATCGTGGGTGAATGCAGCGAATACATCTCATTAATCGCGTTAAACACCCGATGCTCGTTCTTCTTCAAGAACCTAGCAAGGTGACAATTGAACCTAATATCACGTGGTTGGATTACCCGTGGATCCTTGCTCAAAATACTCCCTGGTCGGAGGAGCGTCTCAAGCCCGGCAGTCACAATGAGTTTCTCCCGTTTTACGAAGCTTCGTACGATGGAGTCTCTTTTGTTTAAGGGTGTGGTGCATAAGCTCAGATAAGCCCGGTCGTACTGTGCTCGCTTGCTTCCTTTGTACATGGAGGATACATCCTCCAGAGGTACACAGGCGCTCACTCGCACGCTCCGTCCAAGCTGAGTCGCGTAAGACTCCAAGCTTCTGTATGCGCCCTTAGCCGGTTCGGGGCAGAGGGTATATTCACCAGGGTTTTGTTTATCTTTCACACAGAAGACCCTGGTTAATATGCCACGATAGCCATTCGTTATGGTGTTATCATGGACAGCCAACTGGCCTAGGGGGGCCAAATTGTCAGCTGTTGTGTGAGTTGGTGGCAGCCGGTCAACTTTGCTCTTCGCAGTAAGCCTGGGCCAGCAGATTCTCCGTTTACCGAGCGACTTTTGTAAAGCATCAAGCTTATCAAAGTCGAGCCTCAGTGTGGGACAGGAGAACCCAGACCTGCGAATCAGACCTCCCTATTCGATGGGAGTCTCCACCGAGTAAGCTGGTGCTTGCTCGTGGGCAAAGAAGCTGAATGCAGCTGCTATATCACGATCACGTTGAGCAGTGATCATTTTGGGTGACGGGAAAACGGACCAAGTGATAGCTTCCTCGATCGCGTTCTGTTTGTCAAGCTCGCTACCGCATACAACGGCATCGGCTAAGCTAACCGCGAAACGCCGGACGGCGCGTTGGTTTGCTATGGTGTTTTTAGTTGTGACACCGAACACAGTTTGAATGTGTCTAATTAAGTACCTGGTGAGGCGTGTAGGTAACATACGCTGTTGGGTCTCAATCTTCCGAACCTTCATACCAACCACACATGCTGGTTTCATTTGGAAAGAGAGTCCTGCCACTGTGTCGTTCCTGGGCATCACACGGAAATTCCCAGTTGCGAGGAAGTCAGACTTCGGCACAATGACCCCTCTGGCATCAACAGGTTGTCGTTCAACCTGATAGACGTCAGAGTCACTCAACGCATCGTTTGGCACGGGACCAAAATAACGGTTATATTTAGCAACGACCTTCTCTGCCTCCCACCGGCCAATCTCATAATACAGGTGATATAGCATGATCACCATCATTACAATTTCGCAAACATTCTGGTAGTTGTAGCGCACAATTTGTTTCGCTAAGAATGTCCACGTCCTGTGAGAGTCGCATGGTAGCTCAAATAGGGTATAACCCTCGGGAGCCCACACGAAGACATCTTCGAATATCCGGTACTCGCCACACCAGACATTACAAGGCAACTCAAAAAGGGTAATCCCATTAGGAGTCGCAGTGAAGATGTCGTAGAAGACCCGGTACTCTCCGCACCAGGCTTCGTCACCTAATATATCCATTAGGTGTACTGTATAATTTCGCAACGCGCATTCATGTACTTGCATCGTTGTATAACACATGTTATAGTCGCTGCAGCAGGTTGGATCTGCAACATAAGGTGACTCTTCCAAATAATATGGGACCACAACAAACTGTAAAATCAG